AGCTGATCGTGATGAGTTTATGAACATGGGACGTATTCAATATGTACTATATTCTAAACTTCGTTCGGCTAATGGGGTGGCAGCTGCGGATGTGCGCGTGGCGTGCTACGCGTGGGCAACAGATGTTGAACTTGCTGGACTCACCTCCACACTGTCTTTGCAGTCTGACGAGTATGAATCAGTTGGATCCATCAGTGGGCCCGCCAGTGCAATTGCCAAAGTTGCCGGCAAATTGGCCAGCACTCCTGTCATCGGTCCCTTCGCAACCGCAACAGAGATTGGAGCAGGTGCTGTTGCAAACATTGCTCGCATTTTTGGTTTTTCCAATCCGCCAGTGATAGATGATGTCAAACCCGTGGCTCCGAAAGCCTTTCATGCTTTTAGTAGCGTGGACACATCTGTCCCTTTGGACAAACTTTCCCTTGACCCAAAAAACGAAGTAACGGTTGACAATACAGTTGCTGGAGCGTCCTCTGAGGACCCCCTGCTACTGAAGAATTTGTTATCCCGCGAAAGTTTTGTGCAAGGCACACTTTGGCAAGGTGCTTATGTGGAAAATCGTGTCATCTGGACCATTCCGGTGACACCCATGATTATTGCTCAATCCACGGATACTGGCAACAGCTTGCGTCATTATACTCCTGCTAGTTATTTTGGACAAATGTTCAAATACTGGCGTGGAGGCATGACTTACCGTCTTCGCTTCATCAAGTCGAAATACCACACTGGTCGCTTGATCATTACTTGGGATCCCACTGGGCTCCCAGGTACTGATTATGAAACAACCACCATGGTTCGAATTGTTGATTTGCAGATGGAGGATGAAGTCACATTAACCATTCCCTACAAGCAGCAAACAGCATGGAGCACAACTCAGTACACCACAAACAATTTTTCAAATGGTTCTGTACCATCATTGACGCTTTCTAAGTATCAACAGAATGGTGTATTGCAAGTGCGAGTGCTTACCACACTCACTGGCCCTGCGGCCACACCTGAGATAGATATCTTATGTTTTGCTTCTGCAGCATCTGATATGGAACTCAGTGTTCCACAAGAATTGCCTGATGTGTCTATTTATGATATTCAGTCTGCCGATGTCATTTCGTCGGTTTCCGGATTATCAACAGATCACAATGTCGACATTGTAACAGTTGGTGAAACAGTTGCTTCATTACGCACTCTTTTACACCGATCGTCACAAGTTGGTACGCAAGTTCTTGGTCGCCCAGCTCTCACGGCTTCTACCTGGGTGACTGATGGCCTTCAGTGTTGTGTTAACTATTTCCCTCGTGTCCCTATCGGCTATGGAGCATCCCCTTTGGGATCCTCTTTTGCCGTCGGTTCATCAGCGAATTATCCCTTTGCCTTTGTAGCCAATCATCCCATTAATTGGGTTTTGAATTGTTTTACAGGTTATCGGGGTGCTATAGTTCATCACTTCAATGTGGAACGCAATGGGGTTGATACAATCAATCTCGAGACTCTAGAGCGCGACGATCGGATCCATATTTTGGAATCTGGTGTCAATGCTCGGAATCGTTTCACAGCCACAGCAAATGTTGGCGCACCCAGCTCTCTCGCTCGTCTATCAATCAGTAATCAACTGAATGTACGGCGCCGAGCGTATGGTCAACGTGGATTAGCAATTACAAATTGTGAAACACAGGCTGGTCTCTCCATTGTGAGTCCACAATATTCGTCGTGGCGTTTTCGCCCGGCTTATGAGCCTGTTAGGGACATTTTCCCGACTTTAGACAAAACTGAATTTGAATCAATCAGATTGGACACATCATTTCGTGCCACTTCTGTTGGACCAACTTCTGCCTGGCCTATAGTCTCACAGTATGTTGCTGCTGGTGTGGATTTCAATCCGATTTATTTCGTTTGCACTCCCACACTGTCAGCATATGCTACACCCACAGCTTCAGACGCGTTTACGCCCTGAGCAAAGATCCCTTGCTAGAGGAACTAGTAAATCTATCGTATCGTTCGATAGTCAAGCATAAGCTTGCCTGCATATTGTATTTCAATCTGCCGGTGGCCAGCG